TTCTGTTCGTCCCGTCAATAAAAAAGGGGTTTAGGGGGTGTCCCCTACCCTAGGGTATAATATAATTTTGTATATTAGCCCATCTAAAAAAAATGTTATGGAAGAAGAAAAAAAAGAAGTGAAGTTGGTGACTAAGGGAACTGACGAATTGATGTTCGGTTGGAAACTTGAGAAGTTTACTAACTGGAAAGCCTACAAGAAATACTACTATAAATACGGCTTAGAGGATAAAGGGGTTACTTTGACCTCAAACAAGCCCCTTAGTTGACCTCTAACATACCCCATACTTGGGGTCAAGGATAGGGTTAAAGATAAAGATAAAGATATAGTATATATATAGTTTAAATAATTTTTATATATTTGTCTAGGTTTATGAAAAGACTACCAACAGAATTAAAAAAGCAAAGAGGTACACTTCGCAAGGATCGTTTAAATGAAAACGAACCGAAGCTACCTTCCGTTATCCCCCCGATACCAACTTGGTTATCTGAAGATGGACAAAAGGCATTTAGTGAACTAAGCAATTTACTTCACGATATGTCTGTCCTGACTCAGGCAGATGAGTTAGCCTTAACTTTACTTTGTGATGCTTATAGCGAATACAAGTTAGCTAAAGAAGTTGTTAACGAGCTAGGTGCTACTATGGAAGTTACTTCAAGAGAAGGTAATTCTAAATCGGTTATTCGACCTGAAGTACAAATAGCTAATCAATCTTTTGTTAGAGTCTTTCAGCTCCTAAAAGAATTTGGTCTAACCCCTTCGAGTAGAGCCAAGGTAAATGCCATTGAAAATCAAGGTAACACACCTGATGTTAAAATAGAAAATTTCTTTAACGGTGGCGAATAATCTTCACAGAATAGATGAGTCTAAATACTACTTTGATGAGAAGTCAGCGAAGAGAGCTTGTGACTTTATTCAAACTTTCTGTAAACACACTAAGGGAGAGTTAGCAGGTCAACCATTCGTACTAGAGCCTTGGCAAATAGAAATCATAGAAGCTATCTTTGGTTGGAAGTCTAAGAAGACTAAGCTTAGAAAATTTAGACAGTGCTTTATCTTCATTCCTCGTAAGAATGGAAAGACTACGATGATGGTTGGTATAGCACTCTATATGCTTTTTTCTGATGGAGAGAAAGGTGCTGAGATTGTATCGGCTGCTGCTGATAAAGAACAAGCTAGATTAAGTTTCTCGATAGCTAAACAAATGGTTTTACAAGAACCTAACCTTATCAAAAGAGCAGGTACTTATCGTGACTCAATTACTTACGATAAGGTTGGATCGTACTACAAAGTTATTTCGGCTGATGCAGATACCAAGCACGGACTAAACCTCTCTTGTTGTTTACTGGATGAGATTCACTCGCACAAGAATCGTGACTTGTACGATGTGTTACTTACATCTATGGGTGCTAGAAAAGAACCTCTAATGCTAGGAATAACTACGGCAGGGGCAGGTAATCAGAAAGACCACATATCGAGAGAGCTTTACGACTATTCTAAAAAATTAATTGATGGTTCTATTCAGGACGAATCGTTCTTAGGAATAGTTTACGAAGCTGATGAGGGAGATGATATTTTTAGCGAAGAGGTTTGGAAGAAGGCTAATCCTGGTTACGGAAGTATAGTGACTAAAGAGTATATGCAACAACAAGCTATCAAAGCAAAAAATGAACCATCATTTGAGAATACTTGGCGTAGACTCCATTTAAATCAATGGGTTGCTAATGAAACTAAGTGGATTAGTGATGAGAAGTGGATGCTGTGTGATGGTGAGGTAAATAAAAGTTACCTAAGAGGAAAACCTTGTTTTGCAGGATTAGACTTAGCTAGTACACGAGATATTACTTGTTTAGCTTTATTGTTCCCTGATGAAGAAGGTGGTTACGATATAATTAACTACAATTTTATACCCGAAGAAAACGCTAAAAAGAGGTCTGAGAGAGATAAAGTAAATTATGATAAGTGGCACAGAGAAGATTATGTTATCTATACTCCTGGAGATGTAACTGACTACAATTATATAAAACAAAAGATTGTTGACTTAAGTGAACTATATGATATTCAGATAGTTGCGTATGACCGTTGGAACTCAAGTCAGCTAATAATCGACCTGACAGAAGATGGCTGTCCTTGTATTCCTGTAGGTCAAGGATTTAAAACTATGTCACCTGCAACTAAAGAATTTGAAACATTGATACTTAGTGGTAAGATTCGACACGGAGGCGACCCAGTTCTTAGATGGATGATGAGTAACGTAGTGCTGACTTACGACCCTGCCAATAACGTTAAACCTAATAAGGCACGTAGTAATGAAAAAATTGATGGTATCGTAGCTTGTATTATGGCACTATCTGAGGCTATGGAAAATAAAAATAAAGGTGGATCGGCTTACGATGACAAAGAGATATTTTTTATCTAAGAACGAGATAGTAGAAAAGGAGTACAACTCAATTAGAGAGATTTGTACGAATGTTCTTAGGAGCAATAAAAACCTTTACCTTGTAGATGACTTAGTTCAAGAGGTGTGCTTAATTTTGCTTAATCAAGGCGATGAGTCTGTGCAAACTATCTACGAACAAGGTTACTTTAAATTCTATATAGCTAGGATAATCACCAACCAAGTATTCTCTAGTACTTCACCATTCCACAAGAAGTACAGACAACAAATACCTTTCATTGATATTGACGACAAGGAAGAATATAATCCATTAGCTGACAAGATTTGGCTTGATATACAGCACTTACTCACTAAAAAAGAGAAGAAAATAGTTGAGTTAAGATACGTTTATAACCTAAAAGTGACTGATATAGCTAAGGTTATGGGTGTTTCTACAAGGCAAATTTACAAGTATATCAAAGGGATTACAGGTCACCTTAGAAAAAAATACAAGTAAAAGGTTCACAAAAACCCTTTTTATATATATCTATATGGATAAGGTATATTAAACCACTAGGGATTTGGCAAACATATTAGATTTTTTCAGAAGAAAACCACAACAAGTAGAACCTAACCAAGAGGAAAGGTTTTACAACACGAGTTTATATGGGAACGCTTCAATAATGGGCAATTCCTCTAACCAACCAATTTCAAAAGAACGAGCTTTACAACTATCAACAGTTTGGAGCTGCGTAAAAGTAATTTCTGAAACAATAGCTTCTCTACCTATCTCGTTGTACGAAAAAGATGCAGATAACAAAAGATATATCTTATCTGACAATCCACTTCACTCTTTAGTAGGAGAGCAACCTTCAACTCTCTACAATTCTTTCAGCTTTTTTGAAAGAGCTTTAGTAGACCTTTGCCTCGATGGAAATTTCTTTGCTTACATAGAAAGAAACAATGGTGGTCTACCTACTCAAATAATCCCTATCCAATGTGATGATGTAAGTGTCTATGTATCGCCTGATGGTAGAGAAGTTTATTATGAAATAGAACAAAACGAACAAATACCTTATCCTATTAGTGGTAAAGTAACTTCAGATAATATGATCCATATTAAGGGATTATCTTGTGATGGAGTTATGGGTAAGTCACCGATACAGAGTGCAGCAGAATCTTTAGGTATATCTTTATCTATAGAACAATTTGCAGGTTCTTTCTTCAAAAATGGAGCCTCTATCGGGGGAATCCTTAAACATCCAGGAACTCTAAAGCCTGAGACTGCTAAGAGATTACGAGCTAGTTGGAATCAAACTTATAGTGGTTCTATTAACGCAGGTAAAACTGCAATTTTAGAAGAGGGAATGGATTTCTCTCCACGACAGATTCCAAACAATCAGGCACAATTTTTAGAGACTAGACAATATCAAATCAGCGATATTTGTCGTTTATTTAGAGTACCTAACCATCTAGTGAATGAATTAAGTAATGCCACTTACTCTAATATCGAGGCACAGCAAATAGACTTTGTGGTACACACTATCACACCTTGGATTAAGCGTATTGAGATGGCTTTAAATCAAAAGTTAATACCTGTAAAACAAAAAGGTAAACAATACTTTAAATTTAATTTAACCGCCCTTCTAAGAGGTGACTCTAAGTCGAGAGCAGACTACTATAGAACACTTGTAAACATTGGTGTTATATCACCTGATGAGGTTAGAGCTTTTGAAGATATGAACTCAATGGGTGGACCAAGTGAAAGTGTTTATATGCAAAGTAATATGATGCCTTTAGATAAATTAGGTGAAGGTACAACAAGAGAAGAAATAACTAACGAATAATTTTACAAAAATGAGTTTTGAACCTACTAATAGAGTATATGAGCAAGGAGTAAGAGCAATAGAACACACTCCTGCTGACTCAGATATTACAACACCTGGTGCAGTATTATATTGTGGTACAGGTGGTAGTGTTAAAGTAACTACTGTATCAGGAAATGCTGTTACATTTACAAATGTTCCAAACGGAACTTTTCTACCAGTTCAAATAAAAAGACTTTGGGCTACAGGTACTGATGCAAGTTCAGGTTTTATTTTAATATACTAAATAGCTTTAATGCTAATAACAATAAAAAATATAATCGGATCAATCCGAAATGTACTTGGTGTAGTTACTGATGGGTTAAAAATGTGGCTTCCTTTTGAGAGTATTGAGATAGTTTCTTCAGTTCAAGTAGCACCTGACACATCGGGTAATTCAAACAACGCTACCTTATACACAGGAAAGGCACTTAGCTTTGATGGGAATAATGATTATGTTACTGCTGATGATTTTGCAGGTACATTAAGTAATAATACTGCTTTTACAATTGTTATGTGGTTTAAGTCGAATCAAGTTTCTCAAAGCCAACCATATCAAAATATACAAATGTCAGGACTTGAAAGTGATGGTGCTACAAATGTTTTTAAATTTGGTGCAAGTGCTAATTCAACTGTAAAAGGAATACACTACCAAGATACACCACTTGCACCTAATAACTATAAAATTAATAATACTGTTAATTATAACGATAATGTTTGGCACAGGTTAGTAATATCTCGACCATCAGGAACTAACCCACAAACTGCTAACTTTTATGTTGATGGTGTAAATATAGGAAATTGCCCATCTCAAATAGAGTGGGATCAATTGTCAAAGTTTTCAATCGGTCAAGAATATGATGCTGGAAACACTCCAAGTGATTTTTTCAAAGGTGAGATGTCAGATGTTCAAATATATAATGCAGAATGGACTCAAGCCGATGTAACATACGATTACAATAATCCTAACCATCTTGTTACGGATAATCCATCTACTAGCATATCCTTATCCAACCTTAAAGGCTATTGGCACTTGAGCGAGGGAACAGGTAGTTCTGCCTATAATAGTGCTGTTGCTTTAGGTAGTGAGGAAGTAGATAAAGGAGATTTCGATGGTATTACACAAGCAGAGAACACTACAGGTTCAGATTGGACTACAGAAGCAGGATGGACTATTAGTGGTGGTACTGCTAATTGCAATAACACAAGTGGTAGCACACAAGAGTTAAAAACTACAAATAGGTTGGTCAATCTTGGTGGTAAAAATGTTAAGATTACTTTTACTGTAAGTGGTTATTCAGGTTCTGCAAGTATGTCAGTTACACTCGAAGGAACAGGAGGAACTGATTTTACAGGTATAAATGCTAATAGAACTTATTCTAAAGTTGTATCATTAGGTTCTAATGAAAATAGTGTAGACCTTTTCTTTAAAGCTTCGAATGGTTGGGTAGGTAGTGTAGGTAATGTATCAATAAAAGAAGTAAGAGTTGGTACTATAAAAGGTGCAAGTTGGTCGCCTAGACAAGCTACTATACCTCAACTTGGTTTTATGGATTGGAGTAAGCCAACGATAGGTTCAGATGTGGTTACTCTAATAGCAAATCCTAACGACCCATCTAAAGACATCTTAGGTAACTCTGTTCGACTTAGAGAACATTCATTTAATTTAGATGGATCGGGGTATGCAAAGGCAGATTCTGATAGTAGTTTAGATATTACTAATTATTCTATTGATGGTTGGGTTTATAACACAAATAATTCAAGCACTTGGGAGGCTATACTTACTAAACTTAATAAAGATAATTTTGAGATATACATTAGAAATTCTCAGATTAGATACTATAATAGTACAGATTCAGAAAAAGTATTAGCTAATATTACACTTAATGCTTGGACTTACTTTTGTATAACTGAAAGCAGTGGTACTTTAAAGTGTTACATTAATGATGATTCAACTCCAAAATCTACTCATACAATAACTCCAAGATTTTCTAATTCAGGACCTATGTATATTGGCTCTAATCAGTCAGGCGATTATTCAAATGCTCTTATAGATGATATTAGAGTATATAATGGTGTTTTATCATCAGACGAAGTAACACAAAACTACAACGCAGGATTAAGTAAACATTAAGCAGGAAGTTAATTTACCAATTATTTCTCAGGAGATTATGTAAATTAAAAATAAATAAAAATGGCAAAAGGAGATTACAAAGACCTAAAAAGCACAGGTAAGCTATTTAACAATAAAGGAATAATTGCAACATCAAAATAATTATGAGAGGTAACGTATATATTTGTTTGAACACTTCTACTTATAAGGACAAGATTCCAAGTGAGTTAGTATCATTATATGGTATTCCTTCTTATGATAAAGAAGGAGAGTTAGTTGAAGTTTTACACCCTACTTTTGAAGAATTAGGTGTATATAATCTAACGAAGTTTGGTTCTGTACCTAAAGTAAAGGTGGGTAACGCTAACTATTACATTGTAGAGTTAGAGGTTAGTTGGTTAAAAGGTGAGGTAAGTGCTTTATTAGATTTAGGTAAAGGTTTAGCTTACCCTAAAAATAGTTTAATGAGTGCTTCAGAAGCTAGTCAGTTTATATCTAACAACAATAACAAAGAAGAGGCTTAAATGGCTTTAAAAGATATAAACACTACTCCTACTAATGGGATGAGAGAAGAAGCTCGTAAGGGCTTAAAATGGAGAAAAGAGTATGGTAGAGGTGGAACTCAAACTGGTGTTTCTCGTGCAAGAGATATAATAAATGGTGATTTAAGTATCTCAAGCATAAAAAGAATGTTTAGTTTCTTTAGCCGACACGAAAATAATAAAGGTAAGCACTATTCTGCTAAAGAAAAAGATGGTGGTCCAACAGCTTGGAGAATAGCTTGGGCATTATGGGGAGGAAACGCAGGATTTAGTTGGTCTAAGAAAAAGGTTAAAGAAATAGCTAGAGAAGAAGAAAAAAATAGTTATACTATGGAAAATAAAGAAATTAGATTATATAGAGCAGAATATCAAGTCACAAAAGACGAAGATAAGGATGAGAAAAGAGTTAGTGGCTATGCTGCTTTATTCGATACAGATAGTAGAGATTTAGGTTTTAGAGAAACCATATCTCCTGATGCTTTTGATGGTCGTTTAGACGATAATGTAATCTTAACTTTTAATCACGATCCAAACTTAATATTGGATAGAAATATGGGTGGTACTTTAAAACTATCTATAGATGAAAGAGGATTACGATACGATGCTACTTTACCTAACACAACAACTGGTAATGATGTAGCAGAATTAATGAAACGAGGTTTACTTTATGAATCTTCATTTGCTTTTACAGTAGAAGAAGATGATTGGAGTAAAGACGGAGATATAACAAGAAGAGAAATTAAAAAAATTGGTCGTCTTGTTGATGTTTCTATAGTTGGTGTTGGTGCTTACGCTAATACTGACGTTGCACTTCGTTCTAAAGAAGCTTTTGAAACAGAAGCGACTATAGAAGAAACCCCTCAAGTTGAAGAAGTGGAGCAAAAGGTTGAGGAATCATTTGATGATTCAAAGTTAAATTTATTAAGTAACGAATTAAAATTAAAAAAACGAATATGAAAAATTCGATTGAAATTCGTCAAGAGAGAGCAGAGCTTATCGGAAAAGCTGATGCTTTATTAAACTTGGCAAAAGAAGAGTCTCGTGACTTTAGTGCTGACGAGCAAACTTCATACGATGGTATGATGACTAACATTGACAAACTAGCTAAAGACATTGAAGTAGTTGAACGTCAAGAAAAATTGAACGCTGAGATAGCTTCTAATGTAACTTCTACTCCTTCAGTAGAGCCAAAAGAAGTTCGTGATTATTCTTTCTTCAAAGCTATTCAAGGTTCTGTAGATGGTAATCTTTCAGGTGTTGAAAAAGAAATGCACGAAGAAGCTCAAAACGAAGCTAGAAGTGCAGGTAGAACTATCAATGGATTAGGTATTCCTTCATTTATGTTAGAGCAACGTGCTAATGTAACTCAAGCAGGTTCAGCTATTGCTCCTACAAATGTATTAGCTTATGCTGATGCTATGCGTGAGGCTTCTGTGTTTGACAAAGTTGGTGCAAACATTTTATCAGGTCTTTCAGCTAACACTACTATTCCTGTAACTGGAGCTTCTTCAGTAGAATGGGAAGGTGAGGTTGATGCAGCAGCAGATGGTGGTGCGCAATTCGGAAAAGTTGAATTGACTCCAGTTCGTTTAGCAGCTTATGTAAATATCTCTAAGCAATTATTATTACAAAACGGAAATGCAGCAGAGGCAGCAATCATTCGTGATTTAGGTCGTGCAGTAGGACAAAAAATGGATGCAGCTATATTTAAAACAGCAGGTGTATCAGGCGCACCTAATTCAATAGGTGAACTAGCTTCTACTACATTTACTGAGGCATCTTACTCGGCAAATGCCTCTATTATGGCTGACTTTGTATCTGCTGAACAAGCTTTAGCTGAAGCAGGTGGATTAGAAGGTAACTTATCTTACGTTGCTTCTCCTGCTTTAATGGCTGAGTTGAAACGTTCTGCTCAAGTAGCTTCTGTAAGTGCAGGTGTTCAAGGAAGTTTAATTAATGGTTACCCTGCTTACTTCACTAACGGATGTACTAAAACTGGTTCAGCTTCTGCTGATTTCTACTTCGGTGATTTCTCTAAACTATATATCGGAATGTTCGGTGGTTTAGACATTATGGTAGATCCTTATTCTGTAGCAGTAAACGGTCAGACTAGATTGGTACTTAACCAATATATGGACTGGGGTGTTTCTAATGGTGCAGGATTTGTTAAAGCTACATCATTGATAGCGTAACATCTGAATTATATTTATAAAAGGGAGTCCTTCGGGACTTCCCTTTATTAACTTTTATAATACTATACAATAAGATGCCACACGATTACTTGCACAATATATATAACTTTGACAACTACGAGTATCTAAACCCAAGTCAAAACAGATATGGGAATTTAGAGCTATCGGAGGCTGCAACTATTGCTGTCGTTTCAAGAGATGAACTAAAGGCTCAACTTAGAATAGACACCAATGATGAGAACACATTGTTAGATACATATATAAGTGCTGCGACTCAAATGGCTGAACACTATTGTAACAGACATTTTATTACAGCTAAGTACAAACTTTGGTTTAATGAATTACCTAGCACATTTAGTTTATACTATCCTGATTGTAAGTTTAGTTATCCAACTGGTGAGGGTACAACTGATGCAGATAAAGATGGTTTACACTATTTAGCTGCTAGTGGTACTACCTATACTTATTTTGCAAACACAAATTGGTATTCAAATCAAAATACTAACCCTTGTCAGGTAAAAATGACTAACACACCTTCTGATGCGATAAGTACATCAGATTTAACTGGAACAACTGACGGAATATATTATTTCCAATTCCAAACTGGTATTGGCGATGCAGCTAGTGATATTCCCGATGCTATTAAACAAGCGATTAAATTAATTGCAAGTGATATGTATTATTTCAGAGAGGATCGCAAGAGAGCGTTTCCAATGGCTTCTGAGATATTACTACAACCTTATAAATGCTATTTATAGTATATGGCTTTTATTTCTAAAATAAAGGCAGGTGATTTTAACCAACGAATTAAGTTAAAGTCAATATCTTCAACTCAAGATGGTTTTGGAGGCGTTTCAAGCACTTATTCTGTTCAAGCTACAGTTTGGGCAAATAAGAATGTTAAGACCCTTAGAGACATCGAAGAAAAGTTTGAAGGAAAAGAATTACAATCTTATGGTCGATTTGTTTACACTATAAGATACTCAAGTGAGACAAAAGGTATAAAAGCTAATTGGATTATTGAGGAAGTAGAGACTAGCGATATATACGAGATATTAGGTTTTGTTATAGACCCTAGAAAAGAGTTCATTGAAGTTTTTGTAAAGCAAGATTTACCAACAGCTTCACCAATATAGTTATGGCTGCTAATAGAACGATACGAGTACAAGGTATTGAAGATGTGAAACGAGGTTTAAAAAAACTAGGTCAAACATCTCGCCAATCTCGTACAGCTATAAACAAAGCGTTGAGACCTGCTGCTAATAAATTAGCTAGAGGTATTCAAAGTGCTTATAAAAGAGAGTTTAATAGTAACTCTAATTATAAAAGAAAAAGTGGTAGAACACCAACCTTTAAAACTATTGGTATAATTACAGCTCGTAAATCGAGAGAGCCAGGTTTATTTGTTGGTCCGATTGCTCGTAAAACCACACCTATAAGAATTAAAGGGAGAGATAGTAGAAACTTACCTGCGATGCAAATTAAGGGTAATGCAATACAAGACCCTAGACCTGATGTGTTTCAGGCTACAGCTAGAAAGATGGAATCACAGATTTACGTTCAAGCTGAGAAAGACTTAGATAAGTTATTAGATAAAATGATTAAACAAGCAGGTTTTAAATAAGATATGTTTGCAGTAATAGGAAAAGAAATAGTAACAAGATTACAAGCCACATCGGCTTTCACTACAGCTAATGGTAGTAATAAGGTTTTTCCAGTTATTATACCACAAGGTGTATCTTACCCTTGTTCTACATTTGAAATAACTAATGTATCGAACTTTTTATCTAAAGGTGGTTCGCTTAACTCGTGTGATGTATCAATTCGCATCGCTTGTTTCGCAGACACCTATAACACAACATATAATCAAGCCAAGGCAGCCGTAGAAGCCTTAGACTTGTACGAGGTGACTTATACTGAAGATAGTGTAAGCTACACAGCGAAATTCAGATTTCTTGATTTAGACGATGACTATTTCAAGACTCCTGAGAAATTCTACAAAAACGTAAATTTTAACTGTCTAATAATTAAAAATTAAAATAAAATGGCAATTTTAAACGCAACAGATTGTGTACTTTCAGTAACTACAGGAGGTTCTTTACAAGCAGTAGCTCATTGTACTTCAGCTTCAATATCTATGAATATGGATCTTCGGGATTCTACAACAAAATCATCAGGAGGATGGCAAGACAACTTAGGTGGTCTTAAATCTTGGGAATTAAGTGGAGATGCTTTCGTAGAAATAGGTTCTATTACAGGAGCTGACATTGAAGAACTTTGGGTTATTTGGGAGGCTAGAGAAGCAGTAGCAGTAAAATTCGGTGCATCAGGTATGGAATACACAGGTAACGCTATTATCACTTCAATTTCTATTGATGCAGGTGTAGAAGAAAACGCAACTTATTCAATCTCTTTAACTGGAACTGGAACATTAGCTAAATCATAATATTAACTTTTAAATCCATTAATTATGGCAATTAAAAACGCTTCGGATTTATTGGTTTATGCTAAGACGACAAGTGCTGAAGCTCAAGTTACTAGGGTTAGAGTGTTGACTACAGACCCTATTCAAGTTCCTGATGGTGGAACTACTGGTACTGTTAAAATAGATAACATTACTAATGATAGTGGAACTATCTATGATGATATATCTACAGCAGCAAGTACTAATACAGGTTCTACAGTTTTAACAGCTATATCTAATGTACTAACATCAGCAACTTATGATTATGTTGCAAGTGCAGAGCAAACAGATGGTAATTATAAGTATAGAGATTTTACTAATGGTGCTGTAGGAATAGTTCCTACATTATCTATTAAAGATGGTACAGCTACTCTTAACGATAATGCTATCATAATAGAAATAGTAACACCAGGCTCATCAGCAATATTTGACCCTGTAGCTTATAGTACATCAGCTTCGTTTAGCACTAATATGGATTTAAGAGATGTAACCAACAAGGATTCAGACGGATGGTCTGAGTCTTTGGGTGGTTTAAAGTCTTTTGAGGTATCAACCGACTTATTACAATCAATTAATCCTGATGTACCTTTAGATGGTACTGATTTCTTCGATAAACTTAAAAATAGAAGTTTAGTCGATTTAAGTTTCTCTGATAGAATTAGAAACATTATTCGCACTAACCTTACTCAAAGTGGGGTTGATAATTTTACTTTATTAAATGGTCTGTCACAAACTAATGTACAAGCTGACCCATTTTCTAATTATACTGCTTCTCTTCTAACAACAGGGGCTTCAACAAGTAATAAAGCTTTAGGATATTCTGTTGATGCAACTAGATTACATCGTAAAAAAATAAACTTTTCTTTATATGTAAAAGGTCAAGGTAGTACAACTCAATTAGATATTGGATTTAGCTCACAAAGTACTTCTTTTGTAGGTAATAATATTAAAGCAACTGTAGAAGGTAGTGGAAGTGCCACACATTTAGCAGGTATTTACTGGCGAGTAACAGGTTTAAGTACATCAACTTGGACTAGAATATCTTTTCAAACAGATACAATAAATTTATCAGGTAGTTCAACTTTATCTTTTTATATCTATCCAGGCTTATATTCAGCTCAAGATTCAGATGAAATATTCACCTCATCTTGGCAAATTGAATTATCACCTGAAGCAACCGATTATCAAGACCCTACCGATATTACACATTGGCAAGGAAACGCACTTGTATCATCGGTAAGCTTTGATGCAGGAGTCGAGGATAATCTAACTTGTTCGGCTACATTTACTGGTACAGGTAACATTTATCCGAATGGACTTGGTTCTGAGTTGATAGAAGATACAGGATTTGATGACCCTAGTTATTGGAATTGGTCGGGTGGTTCTGCTGTTGTAGAAGATGGTTATGGTAAAATTATTACTACAAGTGCATTAGCAAAAATATATAAAGATTTAAATTTAACACCTGGAGATTTTTACTTATTAACTTATACTGTACACACAAGTACGCAAGGTAGTTTATCTATTCACGATTCGTGGGAAAATGGCTCTGAAATAGATATGGAAATACCTTCAGCAGTTGGTACTTATTCAGTATTATTAAAACCAGGTGATTCGAATTTAGAAATTAAAAGAACTTCAGGTGCAACTACAATTTGGCTAAGTTCAATATCACTAAAGAAAGTTTTATAAATCGATTAAATTAAATTAAAACAAAAATGAAAAAGGTAGAAATAGGTGGTCAAAAGAGACCGATTAGATTTAGTTATTTAGCTTTAAAAGACATCTGTAACGATTGTAACTTAAAGTTAAATGAAATGGATCAACTAGGAACAGAGATAGACCACGTTGGTATTATCGCTTACTATGGTCTAAAATATGGTGCTAAGAAGAACGGAGAAGAATTTAAGTACAAAGTTCGAGATATTGAACAATGGATAGACAATGAACATTTCGGTAAGATAAATGAAATCTTTGAAGCGTTCCAATTAGACCAACCTCAGAAAAAGGGAAAGTAGAAGAGGGAGAGGAAATTATTGACGAAGAGACAGGTGAAGTAGATTGGGATAAGTTAGAAGAAGTTGGATTGGGAATGTTGGGGTTAAGTGATGAAGAATTATATGATTTGACCCCACGTTCCTTAGACAACAAAATAAGAGGATTCAAAAAATACAACGAACAATTATCTCAAAATAATTGGGAACAAACTAGAATGATAGTACACAGTTGTATAGTACCTCACTCGAAACATCGACTTAAACCAAAAGAATTAATGCCTTTCCCTTGGGACAGCAAAGTTAAAGTTAAAAAAGATGTTGCTAGTAAAGAGCAAATCGCTGAGGTTTTAAAGAGATACAAACTAATAGAACCTAAAAAAATCAAAGTTTAAAATGGGTGGAGTAAAAACTATATCGATAATTGTAGCTGCTAATATCAAAGGCTTAGAAGCAAGTCTTGGTAAAGCAAATAAATCAATAGCAGGTTTTGCTTCTAACGCAGCTCGTATTGGCTCGACACTTACTTTTGGTGTTACAGCACCTTTAGTTGCTATGGGTAAATCAGCCTTCGACACATTCTCTCAGTTTGAGAATGGTATGATGAAGGTAAACACAGTAACAGGTGCTACTGCAGAAGAATTTAAAATGCTTACGGGAGAAGCTAAACGATTAGGTGCAACTACTCAGTTTACGGCATCTCAAGTAGCCGAATTACAATTAATATTAGGTCGTAAAGGTTTTGACCCTGAAGCTATAAAGGGGATGCAACAATCTATATTAGACCTTGCATTAGCTACTGGAGAAGATTTATCTTTAGCAGCAGAAGTTGTATCTAAATCTATTAACGCTTTTGGACTCGAAACAGAGGAATCAGCAAGAATAGCTAATACTTTAGCAAGTGCAGCAGCCAATTCATCAGTAGAACTTAGTACATTCGCAACAGCCTTCGGTCACGCAGGGGCTTCTGCAAAAGCAGTTGGTGTAGATATAGAAGAATTATCTGCGATGATGGGTGTCTTAATGGATAATGGTATTAAGGCATCTAAAGCAGGTACAGGACTTCGTAAAGTATTTATGAAGTTAAATGAAGAGGGTATTCCTTTCGGTTCTACATTAGAACATTTGTCTAGTGGTACAATGAGTCTTAGTGAGGCTCAAGATTTAGTTGGAACTACAGCAGCAAACCAATTACTTATACTATCTGAGAACAGAGATAAGTTAGCCGAATTAACCGATGAGTATGATAACAATACAACTAGGTTAAATGAAATGGCAGATGCGATGAGTAAAACTACTGTCGCAAAAGTAAAGAAAATGCAATCGGCAATAGAAGGTCTAAACTTAGAATTAGGTGCTTTACTTGCTGATAGAATTATGCCACTTATAAACTTTTTAACTAACCTAGCAAATAGGTTTAGTGGCTTAGATGATACAACACAAAACCTTATAATAACGATAGGAACTATTGCAGGA